GAGCATTTAATATTACAATGGTATATTGAAAGCACAAATAAATGCCTTTTATATAATACAATAGATTATTATTATTATATTAGATGTTTATTGTATAATTTATCAAATTCAAAAGATGATAAATACAAAGATATTAAATATATTATTAATGATACAACATTAAATCATATTATTGAACAACCCTTCTTATATTATAAAAAATATAAAAATATAATTGATTCAGATATTTCATTAAAATATATTACTTCTTTATGTTCCAATCCAAAATTAAAAACTAATCCAAATATTGAAGATATTAAACTTACTAAATATAGCAATCTATTTAATAAAATTACAGATTCAAATCGCAAATTATTAAGATGTTATGATTGTGGCACTAATGCCCGTGGTATTTTTTTTAATATAATTAAAGCACATAGACAAACCTTAAAACTATCAAAAGAAGAAAAAAATAGAATTAAAACATTATATAATGACTTTGAATCTCCAGTTCTTTCTAAAATACATTCTTGTTTTGAATTCTTAGATAAAATTGACCGCCCTTGTGTTATCATTATTAGTTTAGGACTTATTGAATCCGGCCACGTTTTTATTTTAGAAAAATTATTCGTCAATAATAAATTAATTGTTAGACAATATCAAAGCGCATTAAACTCTCATATGGTTTTAGATTACCTATATCATATTGACATTATCAATAATATTAATGTTAGTTTAAATTATACACAATTATTTAATGATTTAAAATATCTATTTAGTTTAAAAAATTGGACAGATGATGATAAACGCATATTTACTAAATGGTTCTTCTATATCTTCAATCACGATATTAATATTAATGATGAAACACAAGAAAAATTCACTTTCACCTTTGTTCCCATTATTACAAAGATTAATAATACAGATTCCGATTTATATCTACTAAAACAATTAAAATTATATTATCCCGTGCGCACATAAATTGAAAAATATATATTATATATTATATATTATATATATGCTCGCACCTCTTGATACCGACGAATTCACTATTTATGGCGCCGAAAATTGTATAAATTGTAGTGATGCTAAAAAAACATTAGATTTATATAACATTAAATATATATATTATGATATTGGCAAAAAAGAAAATGGCGATTTTATTACCTTTTTTAATTCATTCCAATCCTCTAATTTAATACCAAATACACATAAGACAGTGCCAGTTATATTTAATTATGGCAAATTTATCGGCGGTTATACACAATTAATCAATGTATTAAAAAAAAGACAAATTGATGATGTCGGCGAGTTTTAAAAGCACATATATATATAATGAATATTAACTTTGATAAATTATTTAAAGATTCAAAATATAAATCAAATACTTTGCCATTAAAAACACAAAAAATAGCAATTATTATATGCGGAATCCCAGCCTCAGGTAAATCAACATTAAGAAATAAAATAATTAATGATACTAAATTAAATAATTATATTATAATTGACCCCGATTTATTCTTATCATATTTTAATAATAATTATGAAATTACCGCACAAACTACCAAAAAAATAATTGAACCCTTTGTATTTAAATCAAATCATAATATTATATTTGATAAAGTATGTAGCTATATTAAAGATATTGATAAACTTATTAATACATTAAAACAAGAAAAATATTTTATACAATTTCATATGTTATTTACCGATTTAAATTTAGCAATACAAAGGAATATTAATAGAAAAAGAACCATTAATCTTGATATTATTTCCAACAAATATAATGAAATAATGGCCAATAAATTCAAATATTTAGAATTAAAACCAAATGAATTATATATTTATTATAATAATATTTTGAATTTTATTATATATAATTAAATTATATATATATTATATATATTAATGTATATTAATAATTTATATAGAACATTATATTATATATTAGATAGCGAAAATATTGAAGATTATTTACCTAATACAACCTCCGCATTAATACAAGATGGCGGCCACGGCTATCAACAAGATGGCGGCGGTTTTTGGGATAAAGTTGGTTCAGTTTTTAGTATAAAATCAGATGCCAACAATGCTGCTATTGATGTTCCACATATACAAACCGAACAAGTTATATCAAGTGGGAAATTAGATGCTTTGGGGGCCAAAATTAAAGGTTATTTTACAAATAAAAAAGAAACCGATGATGAAGAAACAATAGATTACACTAAATATTTAGAAGCAGATGAGAAAAAAAGAGCAAATTTTTCATATATATACAAACAATTAGAACCCATTAAGATAAATACTCGTGAAAAATTATTAGAATTTTTTGAGCAAGCAAATAAATCCCCTGAAATACCCGCAAATATTAATTTTATTGTATTATTAGACCACTTAAAAGTAATTTTAAACATACCACAAAATGATCATTTGCTTAAATTATTTCAAATAAATTACAACACAGAGCTATTAATGGAAAACCCTCAAACAATGGCCAATATTAGCACATATTTAGAATTAATTATCAATGAGGTTGATTTAGTATATAACTATTTTAATAATTTAATACAAGATAATGTTGTTAATTATATTAGACAATCAGGCAATAAAAATAATATTGTATTTTCAAATTCACCAAAATTTATACAAGATTTTAATTATTCCAATACTAAATTAGAAGAATTAAAAAACTCAATTAATTTATATTATATTAATACAATGTGCGAATTATTTCCCGAAATTGATATACAATTTAAAGAATTAGCTAAGTCTGAATCAATGGATGATGCTAAAATTAAGAAATTTAAAGAAACTTTGGAAGATTCATATAAGGCAATTAAGGGTGCTGGAATTGAAGAATCAAATAAAGATTTATATACAAACTTAAATAAAAAATATACTAATTTAATAAACACAATATATAAAGTTATTCTTGATTATGTTAAACAATATAAAATATTTGATGAAACAGATACAGGATTTAAAAATTCATATGGGACATTATTAACAAGTCAAATGAAAAGAAATTCTCAAAAAGGCGGCGCTCCTCCGCTGGTAGAAGAGCTATTTAAAAAATATAAAACATTACATTATATTTGCGACAAATATAAATATATATATAATATAATGGATTTAATTGGTAATTTACAATTAAAAAAGAAAAAATATAAAGATGTATATAAACATTATATTAACAAAGTAATAAAACCTAAAATTGAAGACATATTTGGTAAATTTGGCCCTTCTGATGATAATGTAAAATATATTGATGAACTAACTAATTTAATTAATATATTAAAAGAAAAAATTGAATCAGAGCCAATAAGTAGTGAAAATCCCACATTAAAATCATATGATGAAAAAATATTTAGTGAATTACCAAGTATAGAAGAATTATTAGTTAAGTATAATTTGAAATCATTATATAATAATACAGATGTAATAAAACCATTTAAATCTATTTATGGAACAGATATTAATCCGGACGCCATAACGAGTATTATTCAATTTATTAAATTATATTCAAATTTGTATTTTATTGTAAATTTAATTAATAATACGGGATTAAAAGAAGGCTCGCTTGGACCGTATAATGCTTTGAGTGCCAAATTTAATGATTTAAATAGATATATTGATAATTATAATGCCCTTGATGAAAATATTACAGAACTAACCAAAATATTTGAAGGATTTGCTGCGTTATATAAAAATAATACAGGAGAAAAAGGCCAAAATACAGGAATAAAAAATAAATTAATATTATTATCACCCGCGGAATTTAATGATAGATTAAATTTATCATATATTGTAAAGAAAGAGGCGCCTTTATGGTATAATTATAATAAAACCGGATTGTATTGTTTAAATATTAATAATAAAAGTATTTATGAATTAATGGATATTAAATATTATCTTTTTAAAAGACTTTCTGAAAAATTAAATGAATCAGAATTTAAATCCGACGTGGCACCAAAAGATTCCCAATATTTTGCCAAAATTAATTATAAATCCAATAAAATTGAATCCCAAGAACAATATAACACATATTATTGTGGTATGAATGAATTAAATAAATTAAGTATTCCAGATTTTGTTACATTGATTAAAAAATATACAGAAGAATTAATTGAATTATGTAATAATATTAAATTAAATTATAATACAACAACACAATATTTTGAGATTTTAGATGAAAAATTCCCAGAGGGCTATGGCCTTTTACCAAATAATATAACATTTATTAAAAGCCAAAATAACACTTATTATGTAAATTTAGTTAAAACTAATAAATTGGAATCTCATTTATTTGATGTATATTCAATCTTTCCAATATATGAAAATTATAAAAAGAAAAATATTGAGTGGTATTACAATTATACATATTTACAATATAAATATAAATTAAATATTACACAAGAATTATATAATACATTATATACATTAAATACAATAAATGTTAATTCCTTTGATAAAGTGGCACAACAATTTATTTATAATAATCCAGAATATGTTAATAAAGAAATTAGACTTAATGCCCCAGTGGCATTAAAAGATGAGGAAATATTATTAGGGATGCCGATTTATAAATATACAGATTTAATTGAATTAGATGCCGAACACTTTGCGAGTGAAAAACGAAATAAATATTTAAATACAAGTTATAATTTATTTGAATCATTAGCAAAGATTCTTAATCAAAATGCCGGCGACAATTTATTATTATATCCATTATATATTAAACTACAAGTTATTGATTATTTAGAACAAAATCTATTTACTAAATTTAATGGTTTAACTTTTATTGATTATTTTATTTTAGCATTAGGCGACACTAATATTTTAGGAAAATATATATATGATAATTTAAATACATATATAACAGAAGAAGGCACATTAGTAATAGATGAATTAATTAAATTATATCCAGCGGTTTTGAAACCAAACAATATATTTAATTCAATTAAAAATTATAATATTGTTAAACCGAATATTGACATATTAATTATTTATATTATTGATTTATATTTATTTTATAAAAATGATACGTCGGCATTAAGCAGATTATTATTTTCAATATATAAAAAATTATATGATGACCCAACATATTCGGGATTATTTATTCTTGATTCATATTTAATAGCCAATTTTTACAATATCAATTTATTTTTTTATACTTTCATAAATAATAATAATGATATATATTCTTCTAACTTTATATTTTCCAATAATGTATCCAAAGTAAATATTAATCTAATTATTAGTAGCAATGGAAATTATAGAATTTTCTATCCAAAAGAGAATCCTGAAAAAAATTGCTCCGCTAATGCTAATATATATACAGAAATAAAATTAAAAATAGAAGATAATAAAATATATAGTTTAATTGATGATTTTAAATCGCAATCACAAATCAAATCAGACATTTTTGATTCTATTTCAGATATTGGCAGAAATAACCAAATATTTAGTATTAATGAAATATCCCAAGATGAAAATTATAAATATATGACTAAAATAATTAAGATATTAAAAATACCATATATTTTAATAGAAAATAATGTTAACTCAATTGCGGATTTTTATATGCTCCTTTGCGAACGTGTTATAAGATGTTATAAAGATTATAAACCTATTACTATTGATAAATTAATTAAATATCTTGCTTATATGTTATTACTAAAATCTAATTCTAAATATACCCTTGGAACATTATTAAACACAAATATATATAATTTAATAAAATTTAATTATGAAGCCGACCAAGTTATTTATAAAAAGCCAGAAATACTACATAATATGATTATTGTTCCCTCAATATTTTTATATGAAAAAGACACTGACGAAGGCACAGATGAAGGCGCAGATGGCCCTAAATTAAAACATTCTATTTTAGATAATTTTAATACATTATTGGGTAATAATTACACACAAAATACATTAGATGGAAATTATAGAGGCATACTTGAAGCATATTTTAGAACACCACAAGGCTTATTTGAAGTTAATAAATCCAAAGTATTAAATGATTTTATATTATATAATAAAGATGTTAAACCATTTAAATATAAATATACAGAATTAAAATTACAAATGGCCGTTGAATTATTATTAATTGATATATTCCCAAATATGTATAGTAAATCTCTATATCATATCCCAATTTTAAAAGAATATTATAATGATAATATATTTTCAATATATGATTCATTAGATATTATATTGCCAGATAATGTTAAAATAGCCCTAATATTAGCAGAATATTATCAAGTATTATCAGTTTTAAATAAACGCGGTTTGTATTTTAGCACCAATAATGATTTAGATAATGAAGCAACAAAGGATACATTCATTTCAGATTACTTTAAAATTAGAGATGCTTTATATATTGGATATGAAAAACTACATTTAAAACCAGAATTAAATAAAACAGTGGATTTTTATGAATTAGTTAGTTATATAATATTTTTAGAGGAATAAATTTTTATAATAATAAATTATATATATATTATATATTATATATATAATGGAAATTAATAATATTATTGAACCCTTTGAATATATATTAAAACAAACCCATTTATTTAATAAATATAATAGTAAGCCAAATATTGACCCTTTGGTAAATACTGTTGAGGAAGTTGATTTATTAGATGATTTAGCCGTGGTCCTTCCGGATGTGCCAGGCGCTGTTGCTGTGCCAGGCGCTGCTGCTGCGGTTGCGCCCCCAGAGACACTTGATATTACTGATATTGACGATATACAACAAAAATTTAATTTTAATCCACAGGATGACAAATATAAAATATATATAAATAATAAAGAAAATATATTATTTAAAGAAGATGATATGGATAAATTAGAATTAGAATGTGATAAAGAATTAACAGAATATAAAGAAAAATATGATAAACAATATAGTAAAAATATGGCCTTTTTTGATAAGATTTATAACATTTTAAATTCACCATTAACAGATAAATATAAATCTATACATAATATACAAAAAACAGAAAATGCCATTGATATTTTAAATATTTATGATTTAGAAAATTATTTAAAATCTTCCGATTATGATATTCCCGATTATAAGTCCGATATTTATAATAAAAATATTGGTAGTGATTTAAGACTTGTTGATGTTAAAAAATTTGATAAATTACAAATATATTTTGACAATTATTTTAAAAAAATATCGGCTCAAGAAATAAGACAGGCGCGATTTGAAGAATATTATAAAAAAAATCCCATTTATATATTATTTATGACTAAATATTTTGAATTAAATGATGTTGGACTTTTGTATGATGCCGCAATTAAAACATTAAAATCCGACATATTATTATTAAAATTACCTAATTCATTTATCAAATTTTATAATAATTTATATAATATTTATAATAAAGATGAAATAAATGCGCAATTATTACCTAATTCTAATATTGCGACTTTGACAGAAAATATAGAAAATATTGATGCTGCTTTGGTTAATCCCCCAAATCAGCCGCTTGTAATTCCAACTTATAATAATACATTTGATACAAGTTCATTTGATAAATATAAAGAAGAATTTAAAACAACTTATGAAGAACACTATAATAGTGGAATTAAAACAGTTGAAGATAATTATAATAATTATGTAGCAACATTAAATAAAATTAATTTAAATTTAGATAAATATAGTAGATTAAATATTAAAAATGAAGCTATTACAAATATATATGATGTTGCACCATTAGAATTTACAAATAAAATGGGTGCTCCAGGCACAAATAATCTTACTGATTTAATTACACATAATAATACTCAGCTTCAAGTATTCCAAAATCTTATACAACAACAATTATTTAATAATACTTTAACAACTAAAACATTTGATTTAATCAATTCATTTATTTCCAAATTTAAAAGTTATAATGAATTATATCAATATTATATTAATTTAGATGATGATATATTAAATAATATTAATAATGAACCACTTACAATTTATATAAAAAGCTTTTATAATTTTTATAAAATATTTAATTATTTATTTCAAAATAACTTTGAAGGTTTAAATAATATATTACAACAATTGGCAGATAATCCGGCAACTCAATTTCCTTTTCAATTGCGAAGAACTAATGGGATTATTAATGGGCCAGTGGTAATTAATAATGAAGAGGCGTTTTTATTATTTAATATACATAATTGTATTATTAATAATAATATAATAAATAATAGTATTATTACAACTTTAAATACAGCACCAAGTTATTATGTTGGGCAATTGGCTGGTTTAGATAATTTAAATAGCTATAATAATTTATTTGACTCAAATGATTTGAATAGTGTTAATAATAATATTTTAGGATATATTAGAAATTTTATTAATAATATTTTTAATTTTCATAATAGAATAGAAGGTTTTAATTATAATGCAGGAGCAATTTTAAATATTAATTTAGTGGGAGTAAATTCAAATCAACTTGTAAATTTAATTATTGATGTGCCAAATCATGCTAATATTTATAATTTTATTAATTATTTTTATTTTAGAAGTATTCAAAATCTTCCAATTAGTATAAATCCTCCAAATATTGTTAGAAATCAAAAAATTTTAGATTTACATAATAATAATTTAATCATAACACCAGATAATTATAAAATTCTTGATATTATAAATAATCTTCCAAATAATTTATTAAATTATTCAGGCACATTAAATTGGCCTAACCCACAAGATTTAATAAATTTCATAAATATGCCTGAAATTGGTCAGACACTTATCGTAGGCTCTTCAATATATAAATTAAATGATCATATTAATGATCCTACAAATCGTCCTAATATTAATGATAATTTGGACAATTATATGTATTCGATCGGATGTTTAATAAATATACATTATGGATGGGCTTATTTAAATAATAATCAAAATTTATTACCAAATATAAAAGTACATATAATTAAACAAATAATATTAAATATTTATTATTATTATTATAATATTAAAACATTATATAATAGATTACACAATTTACCCCTTAATCAAATAAATAATTGGCCTAATGTTTTGAATAGTGAAAATAATTTCAATTATTATAATATTATTACTAGTCAAAATTTAAGAATAATAATACCCACTGTTAGCCCCAGCAAAAGTTATGATTTATATAATAATAATATAGCAACAACAATTAATAGAAATATTGACAATAATTTTTTAATCGGTAATGATATTGCAGAAACAATATTAAATAATGAAGATGGAAAAACAGTAGCAATTTCACGATATATAAATGATTATATTAATCAAATAATACCAGCTGATGATAATATAAAAAACATATTTAGTGAGTTTATTAAAAAAATATATATAAATAATTTTGATTATCATGATATAATTACTCCACAAAGAGGGCCACCCGTAAGTAGCAAATTACAAAATATTATAACACATTATTTTATTACTCGTTGCGAAGATGTTATAAGAAATTTAAATCCACCAATTGACCCCGTCAATTTGAAATCATTTAATAGCAAATATTTAAATTACAATAATTTACTAATTGCGACAAATAATACAATTACAACAAAAGATTTACTTATTAATAATTCATTAGTCCCTTTGATTGCCATTAAAATAATGATTTTATTAATTGCCAAAAATAAAACAAAACCCCCACAAAATATTGACCCATTAAAATTAAGTAATTTTGTTAATGATATTTTTGACAAATTTGCGAAAATTGATGAAAATTTAACTAAGCTTAATACAGATATTAGTAGCAAATATTTACCAAATATTGATCAATTAAGAGCAAAATTTGCGGAATTAGTTGGCAGAATTAGGGACAATGTGCCACAAGCTAATGGTAATATTGAAAACTCAGCAATAGCAGATATTATATATACGAAATATGGTATTAAAGATTTAGATTCAATTAGTGATATTATAACAGCCGGGAATAAATTAAAAGAAGACCTAATTAATCCATTTAAATATAAATTAATTATGGAATGTAATTTATTTCTTAAATATTATGAATTATCAGAGTTATCAACAGATGTTACAACATTAAAATTATCAGATATTATTAAAACAATATTATTAACATTAATTGATAATTTATCATATATAATTAATTATTCAGATAAGCCACTTAATGTGCCAAACTATTACCATTTATTATATAAATACATTTATAAAAAATACAATGATTTAAAACATTATCCAAATTATAATTCAGAAATTAATAATCTATTAAATAATATTAATTCTATATTTGTTGAGATAATTAATGATTCTATTTTATTAAAAGATTTCAATTATAAATTAATCAACATTTCACATATTTTATATATTTATGATAAATTATTTGTTACTTTCCCTAATAAAGCAGAATATAAAATAGAAGATAATAATTTAATGAAAGCATTCTTTGTTGTATTATATAATGAAACAGACCCCGAAGTAATTAAACGCAATTTAAAACATTTTAAAAAACTAGCTTATACAGATTTAACAAAAATTGAAACTTTATTGGTTAATGTTGATGGTATTAGTGTTAGTGCAGGGGGCGCAAGTAATGCGATTAATGATATACTAACAGATTATAAAGAAAAATATCCATTAGAATATAATTTATTAACAACAAAATATAAAGATTATTCTAAATATAATAACCATATAGTAAAAGAAATTTTATTAAATGAAAATAATCCATATATTTTAGAAAGCTTTATTAATAATAATATTAGTTACAATATTCAAATATTATATACATTATTTGATAGAAATCATTATTGGTATTCAAGCACTAATGCCGCAATTAATAAAAAATATTTAAAGCCTTCGGATGAAACATTAATTAATATATTAAATTTAGATGAAAAAATTGTGAATTTTATTGAAAATTATGCGGAAACAACACGCAAAAATGATATATTTGTTTTAATTTCTCATTCATTTAATAAATTTAAAAAAATAATGAATTACTTTAATATTTATATTCCTAATTTAGAAAATCCAAAATATGTAATATTAATTCCAACAAATGATTTTACTAATTTACAAATAGATGAAAAGGATTTTATAAATTATGTTATTTTATCAGATAAAAAACCAGAAAAAGACAATTATTTTGAAGAATTTTATAAACAATTTGATATTGTTGGATTTAATGATTTCAATCAAAAATATAGAAAAATAATTGACACAATCGGTCCTTATACTTTTTATACAGATTTCACATTATATAAAACATTTAATGATTTGCCAATTAAACAAGAAAAAAATAAGTTTGAATTAAATATCACAGGCAGAAAACCAGTGGCATTTAATATTGATTTAAATTATGCTAATTCAATACTTACAACAACACTATTTAAATCATTAAATTATAATTATGATGAGATTATTAAAAAATTCCTATATTTATATAAATCAAATAATGACAATATTGTATATAAAAAATTAAATAAATTATATAATGTAATCAAAGATAATGAATCCGTTATTATAAATTATATTAATGATAAAAAAGCCAAAGAGTTATTAATTAAAAAATCCGTTATAAAAGATAACATTATTAATACAATTGAAACATATGTTGGATTGTTATTCCCTTCTTTGGAGTCAGATAGTGGCGTTGATGATGGCGTTGATGTTTCAATTGATGGCGTTGATGTTTCAATTGATGGCGTTTATGACACAGATGACAGCGGTAAACCAATAGAGATTTTATATTTACCAAAATTTAATAAGCCCACAGAAACTTTATATTTACCAAAATTTAATGGTAATAAATCACATAATTTTATGAACAAAGTAATAAATTATATAAAATCAGATTTAGACATATTGGATTATGTTAATCTTAATGGGTCACAAACAGGCGGCGGGGGCGGCCAAATTCTTTCAAACAGACCTTCACCATTAAATGCTAGTTTATTTGATTTCCCAACACCACCAGGCGCAAAATTCTTCCCAGATAGCCCAAAATTATCAAATGGAGGACTCTTAGGTTCGCCAAGTGGCGCGACTTTAACACACGGAGGACTCTTAGGTTCGCCAAGTGGTTTTATTAGTTCGCCGATGGGTTCGCCAGCAGGAATGAGAATTGTAAGAAAATCTTCCGCCTTATCAACAGAACATAGCCCATTTGTAAAAGATTCACCTTTGCTATTTCAATATTCAGGACATATGAATCCTTCTTTCCAAGAAAGCGCCGAAGAAAGCGCCGAAGAATTCGCCGAAGAATTAAGAGACCCACAACCATATGAATTATCTTTATTAAATGATAAAACACAAAAAACCATATTATATAAAACAATAATTAAAGACATTTTAAATACGGGGGATTTTACTAAATTTGAATCAAATATTGAATTAATTGTTAATGTATTTAGAATTAAATTAGTAATTCTTATGGGCGAATCGCGGAAAATATATAAACCATATAATATTTATGAGAATGAACATTTATTAGATATAATTATTCAAGAAACCGCCGGCGATTGGGAAATAGTTTTAACCGAAGATTATATTAATTCAATAACAAAACCACGTGTTATATTTGATGAGCCATTATATAAAGCAGCTTATAAATTATATGAATCATTATATGATAAACCACCACAACAATCGGAAGAAATTAAACATTGGTTAATGAATAAATTACAATATGCTATTGAAGATATTACAATAGAAAATACAGGAATTACAAATGAAGAATATATCAAAGAGGAATTACATAAATATATAATTAAAACGGCAAAACTATTAAATATTAATTATTTATATATACAAGAAAATGAATTGAGTATTGCTATATTATTTAAACATATAATTACTAAAATATTAATTAGCTATAAAGATTTTATACCAGCAACTATTGATAAAGTTAAATTCAATTTAATAACTATTCAATTATTACAAAATAAAAATACTTATACAATGGAAAATCTTGCCGAATTATCTATTATTGAATTAATTATATATATTATGAATGATTTACAAATTGAAAATTATATTTCATATAAAAAATTGCCCTTCAAAGGATTTATTAAATATATTAAAGATAATGAAACGGTATTAATGAAATATTCAGAAGATAATCAATTAAACACATTATTAGAAGAATTTAAAGATATTACAGGATTATATTATACAAGAGACCAAGTAAATGGCAATTATAGAGGTATATTTGAAAAAATGATTAGACAAAATGATAATAATATTATGGACCAAATATTAGCCTCAGATAAATTCCGCAATTTAATATTATATGATTTAAATGGCAATAAAATTATAAATTCCCCAGAATTAATTGTTCAAATCGCCACAGAATTATTATATTCAGAATTAATTGATACCAATATGGATGAATACCCTTTGTATTATTTAACAACCTTATATAAAAAACATAACAATACATTACCAGATAATATGTTAAAAGCATTCATATTGGCAGAATATTATCAAGTTATTTATATCACATATAAGAATCCAGATATTATATTTTATGGCAAAGAGGATACATTCTTAGTTCCATACAAATTATTATTAGATATTATTCATTCAACATATTCAAATAAAAAAATTAAAGATTTATTAGATATATATGATGTTGCTTATTATTTATTCATTGACAAAATAAAATAAATCCCTTTGCGCTTATATTATAATTTATAAAACTAAAAACAAATAATATATATATATTATATATATAATATATATATTAATGAGTATTCAAATTAATAATTTATATATTAAATTAAAAGATATATTAAATAAAGAAGAATATTTTATAATAAAAAATCAACGAGGAGGCCGCGCCCAAGGCGCCGAAGGCGACGAAAGTGCCGAGCCCAATTATTTCTTTAAAAATGAACTAAATAATTTCACACATAGATACAATATTATTCAATATATGATATTATATCAAATAATTGAGCAAAATATATATTCAAAAAACCCAATATCAAAAGAATTAATTGACCAATTAGATATTAGAATTACAGAAGATAATATTAATGATATAGTTGATAATATCCATATTTTAACAGTTAAATTAATTTTAAATAATATTTTTGAAAACAATTATTTATATGAATCAGCGGATTCTTTGGTTCCATTAAATATTTCATATTCCGAATTTATTATAAAAAATGACTTAATATTTGAAAATACCGAATTTGAAATATTATATGATAATTCAAAACCTATATACCTTATTGATAATTTATCTCAAATATTATCACGTGATAAATCAGAATATTATAAATTAAATATTAATGATGAATTATTAATGAGCAAATTTAAAGAAATATTAATTTCAGATTTAAATATTAATATTTTAGCTTTTAACAAAGATATATATTATCTATATTTATGTATTAATTCAGGCAAAAAGATTATTTTAAATGAAGATAAATTTGTTTTTGATGTATTAGATATATTAAAATATTATAATTATATTTTATTTTCCGCCATTAATAGCAAATATGTTAATTTTACTGATGAAAAAAAACAAGAAACCGATATCTTTGTTAATACATTATTACAAAAAGAATTAAATGAAATAAATATTAATAATGTTAATTTCATATATGATGAAATATTTGATTATATATCCAAAATATATACCAATTTAGATTTCCCATTATTTAATTCCTCATTAATTAATATACCATATTTAAATAATTTTAAACAGATTATTTCAAATATTGAAAATGTTGAATTAGTTTTATCTAATGTATTTCATAAATATATTTATAAAAATAGCGAAAGTGTTCAAGATAATTCAAATTTTGAACAAATGAATATTGAACAAGTTGAAATACAAAATAGATATTATGAGTGGTATGAGTATATAGGCGCGAATGCCGCAATTGATGGTTTTCATAGATTAAATATAAACAATTTTAATATGGCCGAGATATTAGATTTTTTCCAAAATATTATAAGAATTCCAGAATTATATGAATTAACGCCATTACAATTTAAACTAATTATATTATTATTTAAACAAAACAGCATACAAATAGAATATCTTATTCATATTTTAAGATTAAAAATCTATATATTATTAAATGATTTACACGACCCATTTTTTTATGTAATTGAGGATTTATATAAACATTATTATTCACAAAAAGACATTGATTTTTTACGCAATTATGTTCAAAATTTGGTATATATTAATCAAGATTATAAATATATTTATACATATTTTAAAACACACGGCGCGAGAAATTATATATCCAAAGTATCAGATATTAAAATAAGTGAATCCGATTATGTTGTTATAAATAATGTTAATGTATATTCTTTTTTAGCTAATGAATATTATAAAGCAATATTACAACCCCTTGAACAAAATAAATATATTACGCCAAATATTAAAGAGTTTATTTATAATAATATTATATCATATAATTATGACAATTTGACTTTTAAAGGCACATTAATTGATTCAATATATTATAATATTTTTATTTTATATTACAAAATAATCGGCACAAGTTATATAATATCGGATACAAAACAATTTAATACTAATATTAATAATTATATTTTACCTTTGAAGCTTAATAAATATAACACATTATTTGACTATATAAAATTTGATGATGAAATTATATCTTATATAAATAATATTATTGATATTGATACATTACATATTGATAATGATATATTTAATAATAAAAAACAATATTTAGAATCATTAATACAAGAAGAAATAGAATTAATTGATATTGCCCAAAATAAAATAGATGATAATATTAATCAAAAAGAATCATTGGTTAATGAAATCGCGGCTTTACAAGAGAAAATAAAAGAATATGAAAATAATTTAACTATATCAGAAATTGAATATAAAAATTTAGAAGAAAAATTAAAAATGGAAGCCCCGGCGGCAGTGGAAGATGGAATTAATATTTTTGAATATAAACAAAGTATATTAAATAAAGAAATTGAGGCAATTAAAACTGATAATAATTATGATTTACATATGAGTGAATTAGAAATAATTGAAAAGGATTATGAAAAGGCCAAATATATTTATGATAGTGAATTTGAAAAATATAATGAGATATTACAATTATTAAAAGATAAGTTTATTGAATTAAAACAAGATGGCGTTCCAATTCCTTCAAATATTATTTTTGATGAATCAACTCCTTTGACAGATATTAATAGCCATTTGTTAATTGATTTATATACTTTGGCGACTAAAAATGGGGCAAATATTGATTCATTAGAAAATATAGATGAAGATAAAATAATAAATGAATCATTAGTTATTATGGAAGAATCGCCATATATAATATTGGCCGATATTATCCCCGAAATATTTAAAGCAAAAAAAGAAATTATGATGTATAAAACCGATTTATTAAATGCCGAAATTGTTAAAAATAAAAAAGAACAAATAATTAATGCGATTAATTTAAAAACAAAGGGATTAATAGATGACAATAAGATTATTGAATTGGTTATTTATAATTATACTAATATAAAACAAATTATTGATGAATTAAATAATACTTTGGATAATAAACAAAATGAATTAGATTCAATAATTGATAAGAATAAACAAATTATTAAAGAAATTGATATTTCTAAAAAGGAATCGGATTTATTACAAGATAAATTAAATAATATATTAACAAAGGTAAATGCTGATAAATATATTAATTATAAAAATAAAATAATATATGCTATATTAAATAATGATAATTATGAACTAATTTCAATTGATAATTTAAATAAATTAGAATCAAAAATTAATAAATATATTAACGGGGGCCTCTTTGGCGCTAATTATGAATTAATTATTTATAAGATTGTTAATTATTTAAATATTAGAATTATTTTGTATAATTATAAAAATAATAAATTGATTAAATATTATGAACCATTTGGCACACAAAATACAGATTTATTTAATATATATTGTGTATATAATGAAGAAAATACTCAATTTGATATTTTATATTTTATATCATATGAAATTTTAATAAGACAAAATTATTTATTTCCTAATTTAGAAAACATATATTTAAAACTAAATGATAATCATAAAGCTCAATATTATAAACCTTATAATGATTATAATCTCCTTTGTATAAATAAAAACTTATCTAATATTCCAAATCCGGAAATTAATAATATTGAACATATTAATCTATTTATTAATAAAATAATTAAGAAATTAAAAATCCCATTTATATTTATTCAAGAGAACAAAGAATCATTAATATCTTTTTATTATTTATTAACATATGTATTAACAAATCATTATAATGATTATACAATTAAAACACAAAATTCTATTAAATATTATTTAATTTTAATATTATTACTTAAAGATGATACTAAATCATATGAACATTATACAGTGTTTTCTATTTTAGAACTAATTATATTTAATATAAATTTAGAAAATAAAGAGTTTATAGAATATTTTACAATGTTCAATAAAATTAAACAATATAATGAAACGCGGACGGTAATAAATGAATTTAATAATTTACTTGGATATTATTATAAAACACAAGATATTGACGGCAATTATAGATTTATGATTGAATCTTATTTTTTATCAGAGCCAGGGAAATTAGAATTAAATAATTCTACTAAATTTAACTCGCAAGAATTTAAATTATATGATAAAAATGGCAGGGGTTTTATTAATAAGTTTATTATTTCTCAATTATCAACAACATTAGCTTTCATTAATTTATATAATATTAAATTATGGGATAATATATTCCCTTTGATTGATATAACTTATTATTATAATAAAAATATATTTATATATTACAATAGCCCCGGATTAACAGAAGAATTAAAATTATGTATTATTTTAATGGAATATTTTCAAGTTAGTAAAATAATTGAAGAAGCAAATATTGATTTTGTTGGAGAAGATAATGGCTTTATCAATGAGTATTTTAATATTATTGATTCTTTATATTTAGTATATAAACAAAAGGATTTTGATTCAGAAGATATATATAGAAAAGCGGCGGCATTATATATTCAAAATCATATTTAATTTATATTTATATTTATATAATATATAATATATTATATATGAATTTATTCGGCGGTAAGAAAAAAACGGCAAAGGCAACAGAAGTGGAACCTAATTCAAAAGAAGCCGAGGAAGCCCAAGCACGAGCAGCAAGAATTCAAAGGCAAGCAGAAGAAGCTCAACGATTAGCTGACGAAGCACATTTAAAAGCAGAAAAGAAAAAAGAAGCAGCATTAGCAAAAGCCGAAGAACTTAAAGAAAAGCAAGAAAAAGAATTAGAAGAACAAAGGGCGGCAAAGGAGAAAAGAGAACAAGCCGCACAAGAAGCAGAAGCAGAAAAACAACAAAAATTAGCTTTGGCCCGTCAAAAACAACTTGAAGACGAACATAGATTAGAAATACAAAAAGAACAAGCGGCTAAGGCAGATTTAGAAAAACAAAAAGAAAAATTAGAAAAACAACATAGTATATTAGAACAAAAACATAAAGCACATTTAGAAAAAGCGGAATTAGAAAATAAACATTTAGAATTAGTTAAAAAGAGACACGATTTATTACATTCCTCAAATCAACCACAAATTAATTCAGCTCACGAATTAAATAAACATAAAGTTGCGGCTTATAATGACCTAAATAAAAAACAAGAAATTGTTAAAGCACGAAAAGAAAGAATTAAAAAATCTAAGGCGCGTATTCAAGAAAAATTAGACCAAATTAATACAATAAATGAACAAATTAATCATAAAAATAAGGCAATTAGAAGGAAAAAAGAAGAACATTCACATTTGAAAAAAATGGCGGCAATTCCAATGGCAGTTGCGCCAGTTGCGCCAATTCATAAAAAAGGTCATCATAAATCGCCCCATAATAAAACAATGGAAGAAACAACAAATACAATTAAACAATTACATAATAAAAAACATAAGTTGAAAAAACAACGTCAAGAATTAAATAAACAAGCGGCGGATTTAAAAATTAAAGAACAAGAATTACATAATAGAGGTAAAAAACTAAAAGAACACGGGGCTAAATTAAAACATAGACATAGGGAATTATTACAACATCAAGCGTCTTTGAATGAAGAAAATAAAAAGTTAAAACATCATCATAATAAATTAAAGAAACATCATAATGATTTAACAAAGGCAAATCCGCCAAATAAAATAGATATTATGAAAAGTCAATCGGAATTAAATAAACATAAACACAAAATGAAAAAACATAGACACGCAATGAAAGAACATAAAGCATTAGTAGATAAAAATAATAGAGCACTTAAACATCACGGGCGCAAATTACATAAACATTCAAAAGCGGAAAAACATCATAAAGAAAAGAAAAAGGCACATTTAGAAGCAGAACAAAATCATAATTTAGAAAAAGTTCAAAATCATAATACAATTACAAAAGAATCAAAAATAACAATTAATTCTGGCGCGGGCGGGCAACCAGGAGGTATTAATCAAGATAAATTAGAAAAAGAAAAAATGGTTGCGGATTTTGAAGAAATATTTGAAAAAGAAGTGGCAATTAAAGAACAAAAGGCAAAAAAAGCAAAAAGATTATGGGGAATTATTAATAAACACGGCGACGAAGACGATAAAACCGCGGATTTTGCTGATAAAATTGGATTACCGCCACCGCCTTCAAGATATACACAACACCAAATTGATTTAGTAAAAACACATATGAAATATAAAAGGCCGGTTTTATCCTTTGACGATAAAGTTCAATGTATGACAATTTTAAATCAAGCAAAGGCGTCTTCTGATTTATCAGAACAAGCCGGCCGCGATTCACATATTTTACCACATAAAATATCAGAAAGTAAAACACATACACAAAATTATGAATTATTAATGAAACAATTTAATTTTAAATGTATTGGCGACGTTAATGCTTAGTTGGGGGGCTTGCGCTTGGGCGTTGGGAATGCGTTTGTGCGTTGGGAATGCGTTTGCGCGTTGGGAATGCGTTTGCGCGTTGGGAATGCGCTTGGGCGTTGGGAATGCGCTTGGGCGTTGGGAATGCGCTTGCGCGTTGGGAATGCGTTTGCGCGTTGGGCTTGCGCTTGTGCGTTGAGAATGTGTTTGCGCGTTGGGAATGCGCTTGCGCGTTGGGAATGCGCTTGCGCGTTCATTTTATAATTATTATTATATTGTATAATATTGGGGGCACGGAGTTGGGGTTAATTAATTAAATTAAGTTTTTTTGTTGCTTTTTATTGTTTGGCCTCTTTGTAGACCAAAGTTAAATTATATATAATTTTTAACTAATAATCCATATATTTTCTAAAACCGCAATTAATTTTAATACACTATAATTTATATTTAATTGAACAGAAGTATTTCCATTTATTGCCTCAGTCTCAGCATTTCCAACATTAATTGTTATATTATTTGTTCCAGCATTTCCATAAATATCTATTATTGTTATATTATATGTTATAAGTGGCGAAATTGTTGGTAATGTAATTACTATTGGGTTGCTACTTGTATCAACATTATAAATATTATAATTTCCAGATATTGTTGTATCACTCGCAATTAAAAATGGACTAATATATATACCATTCTTTGCTGTTATAAACGCACTTCCTGAATATACAAAGGTATCACCTTCTAATGGAGTTGTTGTTGATATACCTGTTAATTTATCTAATACATTACCAAATAATGTGTTGCTTCTAAATTCAACATCACTATTAAAGAAAACACCTGCATTTATATTACAAGTTTTCGCACCTATATTAATAGCATTTTCAGTTCCATTACTTATTAAATTAATATTTCCATTTGTATGTATTGAATAACCCGGAATACTCATTATATATTATATTATATATAATAAGTAAATATATATTTATATAATATTACTTTTAAATATTTAGGCCCTCTATTGGTCTTCCATAGGCCTATTGGTCTTCCCGTGTATTAATTGAAGCAAATATACCTTGTATTTCACTATTTTTAATTGTTCTAAATACACAAGATAAATATTCCCCAGGTTGAATTGTTATATCATCTAAAAAATTAAATACAAAATTTCCTGTATTTCCTATACATCCTGCCCATATTATTTGCGAATTATTAAAAGTACATGTTTTTGAATTTGTATCAATATATGTTGGCGAATTTGTTGATTGTTGTATAAAACTTGGGAAATCCGTTGTTGTATTCGCAAGATTAGCATTTCTTACTAAGAACAATTCAATAACATTATTATTCTCTGTTGCGCCTGATATACTTATAATATTAATAATTGATTGATTTACTTTGTTGTTAAAAACATTAGAATTATATAGTGTAAATAATGTATGATAAATACCATTACTATAAGCAATCCCTACTCTAAAATGTTTATATGTTGCGTGATATCCCGTATATATTTTTTGGCCTTCAATAAAACCCGCAAATGAACCCGATTTTAATACTATATCCGTTGTATTTGTTGTATTTTCTACAAACATTCTAAAGGGCAAAGAAGGATTGCCAAAAGAAGTTATTGTTCTTGTATTAGCAAATTTTAATGTATGTATTGGAACAAATTTAGAATCCGTTGTTTTATTATTATATAATTCGGCAAATATTGTAATTGAACCAAAACCTAAATATTTTATATTAAATTGAAATACATTACCTTTCAAAGGGTCCAATACAAATCCTGTATTATCATTACCTAATAATTGCGCACCATTCCAATCATCTTGCGGAATAAATGTTTCAGTTGGCGTATCCCCTGCTCTTGTTTGTGCGAAAGTGCCGGCACTTGTTCCCACCATTCCTGAATTATAAGAATATAAACCATCATTTTTTGACCCTGCTTTTTTATTAATAAATGCTATGCGTGCTGTATTAAATACTAATGGTTCTAAAATACTTGTATTCCATTCATTAAAATTAAATTTAGAAATTGTATAAGCCATTGAGTTTATTAAACTTGTATCACCACCTAAATTTTGAAAGGGAATAGTAAAATTTGCTCCATTTAATAAAATAGAAACATTATCCGACGCATTTGTCACTTCCGTTAATGTTAAAGTTCTTATCTCGCAAGCTCCGTGGTCTCTATATAATATTCCAAAATCTGTATCTTTGTATCCAATAAAAATACCATCTTCTGAATGCCCATAACCAATCATTTGATTACAATCACTTGCCGGCGTATTATATAAAGCAGTAAAACGCCCAACTAATCCTTGTCCTGAGCGATATTTTAATCTTTTTCTACTTTCAATTGAACTATACATATTAGCTGTGGCTGTTGTATTTACATAAAATAAACCATCTGAGGCACCATACATATTATCACTTGTTGAATAAGTATTAACTAATGCAGTATTTAATCCATATATAGCATCATTTTGAAAAATAGGATATAATTGTTCTGTATGAATTGAACCAAAGGGCAATCTTGGGCCTTCTATACTAACACCTAAATGCCCTTCTTGCGATATTGAAACTGGTTTTAATGAGCCATAAGTAGGTTGTCCATATAATAATGAACGTGTATTTAAAACCGGCGTTTGTTTATCAAAAGAATTAATATTTGGTTCCATTATTAATGTTGTATCATTATTATAACTGCTTAATGTTCCAATTAATTGTTCATTATATGTTGATAATCTTAATCTTATATGTGTTATTTCTTCCCCCAAAGATAAAATATAATTGCCATTTGTGTTAATTGTATTTGTTTCACTATCGCCAACATAATTTAAAGTTGCCCAAGTTAAACCATTATCTAATGATTTTTCAATATTACAAACATTAGAACTTCCAACAGAAATTATATTTACATTAATTTTTTTATATTTATTATAAACGCCACATAATACATAATCATTTTTAAAATTTAAAGTAAAATCCTCTTTGTATTCTTTCATTATAATAGAATTTGACCCCATTTCGTATATTGTTTGTAATTTAAAACCGGATAATACCGACGAATCTGATTCATTTTGATAACTCAATTTAAAATATTTTGCTAATATTGGGAATTTTTTAATAAAATTTGTGCCTTTAATAATACTAATAACGTGAGCAGTATTCCAAGTTATATTATCAATTGAAAAATATAATGTCAAAGTATCAGCAACACCACCATTACTTGTAGAAATACAATTAATTAATATTGTATTAAATTTTGAAACATCTTCACAATCGCCTTCTATTAGGTCACCAGCATCTATTGTTATGCCGCCATCAATTTCTCCAACAATACTATTCAATGTTGAAACGGTTCCATATATTGAGGGTATGTATGTCATTATATAATTAGAATATATATAAATTTAAAAAATTAATTTTATGTTCATTGATATAATTAAATTGTAAATATTCAATAATATCTTTTAATCTTTGTAAATGTTGAGGCATTTTTATTATTAGATTATTATTATAATTCAAACTTTTATTTAATAACACTAATAATTTATTGTAATCTTCATTATTTAATTTTATATTTTTTATTGTATTTAATACATCAAATAACTCATCATATAAATGAGACTTAGCATAATGAAATATTATATTTTTATAATGTTCATATTTTATCATTCCTGTGGGGGTTTCTATATATTAAATATATATATAATATTCATCTTTTTTATATTGTAAATATTCAATAATTTCATTATTACCAATTATATTAGCCACAGCCAATGCCATATCAATATCAATATCAATTCCTTTGTTCTCTAAATATTCCATTATTTTAATATTCTTGCTATAAATAGCAAATATATAAGCATTTTCATTATAATTATTTTTATATTTAAAATCAAAACCGATTAATTCCAAATGCCCCATTATTTCAATATTTGAATTTAAAACAGCAACAATATAAGCATTATTACCATTAATGTCTTTACAATTTTGATTAATATCTGTAGTTTCTAAATATTTTACTAATTCAATATTACGACTAACAATAGCATAATGATAAGAATTTAGTCCCTCATTGTTTGTTTTATGTAAGCTAAATCTTTCTCTTGTATCATATAATGAACGAAACTTGCCAATATTAGAAAGCAAAAACTCAAATAATTTCTTATGACCACCCAATGCCGCCATCATTAAAGCATTATCACCTTCATTGTTTTCTTTAAAAAATAAACAATTACTTAAAAATGAAAGTTGAAAACCCTTTTCCCATATATATTGTAATACATCTGTATTATTACAATAACTCGCAAATAATACTAAATAATCATTATTTGAATTAATTGCTGTATTTAAATATCTCGCCGAATATTTACCTATTATTTCATCATTATATCTATAATATGTAAATAAATACATATTTATTATTTTATCACTTGAATTTAATAGAATATCATCCTTTGTTAATACCGGCAATCTTTTTAATCTATGCCAATTAGTATTCTTTAACAAACAATTAATATATTCTTTTAAATCCATTTTTCCCCTCTTGCGCACATTATATATATAATAATAAAATCAATTTTTATATTTATTATACATATATTCCCATATATTAATATCTTTTATTCTAAATTGTAATAAATAATCCCAAGCTAAATTGTTATATTTAAATTTTAAAGAATATTCGGCATTCTTCTGTTTCTTAATATTTTTTCTTGTTATTTTACCCAATCTTGATTTAGTGCCGTGAGAATAACCCCCATATTTTAATATTAATTTTATCATTTGTTTTTTATTAAGTTTAAAAATATATAATTCACCGGCTTGTTTATAATTAGCAAAATCTAAATAATAGGCCGTTAATATATAATCACAATTATGACTTAATCGTATTTGCCCATATTGAAAATTATTATTATTTATACCACCAAGTGATACTTTTATTTCAATATTATTATTATTAATTATTAAATCCCCTTTACATTCCGAAGGTTTATTTTTAATTAAATTATATTTGGTTCCTATATAATTTTCAATTAAATGTCCAAATTGGCAACCTTTTAAATCATTGGCTTTACAAAAAATATGTGCCTCTTTTAAATCCTGTTTTGCTAAAATTTCCTTTTTATAATTACGTTTAAACATTGGTTTATTTAATATATTTAATATATCTGGGCGCAATTCCCCATATCTTCTTTGTTCTTTCGGCATATATATATATATATAACTTATTCATAATTGATTTTTTTTATATTATATATATATAGACGCATTATGGCCAAATATCATAATTGTATTAATGGCCCGCCAAAGAAATCACGCCGTAATAAAAATAAATATGAATATTCGGTAAAGAAAAAATATTTGTTACCTATTTTAGGATTATTTGAAATTAAAAAAAGTTGGAAAGATTTCAATTCAGGGCGCAAAACACGTTTCATTCCTAAAATTGTTTTAACTTTCTTTGTATATAGGCTAGTATATATGGAATATAAAAATTGATTTTATTTTTCTTTATTATTATTTTAGATTCTTTATAATATAACAAATATACTCGCATCAAATGGGCAAGATTCCAAAGCAAGCGGCGCAAACAGCTTGCGATTTGGCGATTCAAAATGTTTTCGGACCGCGTCAAATCCCAAATGGACGTCGTCCTCCACGTTTAGAAATCCCAAAGGAAACCATTGATTCTGACGAGCCGAGTTTTTCTCCACATTCGCCAATTATGCCGCCTCGGGAACCAAAGGAACGAGAACTTCCTCCAACCCCTAAGTCGGCAACAATTTATTCCAATGTGCCACTGGAATCGGCACTTGGATTGTTGAACTTGGCCAAGTCTTAATTTTGGATTCTTTGCTTTGTTATTTGAGCATATATATATTATGATATATTATTTCTTCAATATTAAAATTTTTAACATAAAACATTATATTTTTAAGATTTTCTGGATTGCGCCAATCAATTTCATAATTATAATTATTACTATCAAATATATAATATTTTTTATTATAAATATATGCGGCAACACCGTGACCTCTATTCTTATTTCGTAAAGCAATAATTGAACATATTAATTTATATTTTATATCATTAATGATAATATATTTTCTTGGGATATCAATATTACAAATAAATTTGGTTTTATTTTTATCATATTTATTATTATAATTATATATAATCTTGATTCCAAATGAAATATCATTTATTATATATAAACTTTTCTCACCAAATATTTTAGTTATTATATAATATAAAACAAATAATGCTTTGCCCCCCTCTGGGTCACTAAATAAATTAAAATTAAATGTATCTTTTTTATATAAATGTGCTAATTTAGCAAGAAAATCATTTGATTTATCATCATATGAATCATATTTTTTATTAATTAATAAATCTTTAAAAAAATCTTCTATATAGATTAATTTTGTTTTATTATTTATGGCTTCTTTAATTTTATTAGCTAATAATGGCGTAAATATTATAGAATTAATAGCAGCATTAAAATAACAAGTGCCTTTAAGTTGTATTAATCTTCCTTTGCCTATATTTGGGCTATACATATATTTATAATGTAAAAAATCGTAATCATCCGGTTTTATTACTATATAATCAATAATAAATTCTTCTTTTTCATCAGTATTTAATTTATCTACATATCTATCATAACTACCTCCCTTATCTTTATCAAAAAAAACATTAATAAATTTATATACTTTGATATTATTTAATTTTAAAGTATCTCGTGAAATAATATAATTATAATCTGAACATATATAAATATATGTAAAAAATTGTGGCGGGAATTTGTTCAATAATTTAATAAATTTAGTTTTATCATCCAAAGAGTTAATTTTATAATATATTATTAAATTATTAATATTTGAATGATTATTTTTATAATAGTTTAGACTAATGATTTTATAATTAATTGTATGTTGTGCTTTAAATTTTATTGTATCTTTTCCTAAATTTGTAAATATATTTAATAGGGTTCCTTGTTGTTTAGTAATATTAAAATGTATTTTTTTTATTATCATATATATATAATATATATATATTAATGAATCTTAAATTTTTATTATACATTTACTTTGTATTACTCTTATTATTAATTAATCTAAATTCAACAATATATGTTAATTATGAATTATATCTATATCATACTAATAATTTAAGTATGAAATTATTATTTACATATTTTTCTATTAATTGTATATTGCTTATTTATAATGTTAATATATATACAATCGGATTAATCTTATTAACAATTTATAATATAATTGTTTATTATCTCATAAAATATAAAAAAATTAATCCATCTAAACATTTAATATTAATTAATTCTATTATAACAATTAATATACAAATGATAATATTTATACATATATTATTAAATGCTAATATATATTAAACCATATATAATGCTAAACTTATTAACATTATTCTTAATAAAGCTAAAAATATTATAGTTAATTTATAATATAACAAATCCTCAAATGTTAATGCTAATATAATAATTGTTAATATAACATATGCGAAAACTAATACAATAAATATTTTAATATCATATTTATTTTGAATAATTAATAATACAATTAATGTAATAATATAACCGGCTAATTCACCTGCTAATACAGACCTAATATATGATTCATATTAATCATCTCTTTCAATTTGTGTATAAATTAATCCTATATTAGTTGTTAAGCTTAACAAAGCTGGAGAGGCTACTCTTATATTTTTTTCATTATATAATATATAATTATTTTTTTTGCGCAATTACTTGCGGCCCTTGGCGCATTTTGTTCAAATTTTGCGCAATTACTTGCGGCCCTTGGCGCATTTTGTTCAAATTTTGCGCAATTACTTGCGGCACTTGGCGCATTTTGTTCAAATTTTGCTTCATTCTTTATCAAAATTCCGACATTTCCGCAAGTAATTGCGCAATCACTTGCGGCACTTGGCGCATTTTGTTCAAATTTTGCGCAATTACTTGCGGCCATTGGCGCATTTTGTTCAAATTTTGCGCAATTACTTGCGGCCCTTGGCGCATTTTGTTCAAATTTTGCGCAATTACTTGTGGCCCTTGGCGCATTTTGTTCAAATTTTGCTTCATTCTTTATCAAAATTCCGACATTTCCGCAAGTAATTGCGCAATCACTTGCGGCACTTGGCGCATTTTGTTCAAATTTTGCGCAATTACTTGCGGCCATTGGCGCATTTTGTTCAAATTTTGCGCAAATACTTGCGGCCCTTGGCGCAAATCTTTATCAAAATTCCGACATTGCCGCAAGTAAATTGCGCCATTACTTGTGGCCCTTTGCGCAATCTTTATCAAAATCGCGACATTTCCGCAAGTAAATGGCGCCATTACTTGTGGCCCTTTGCGCAAATCTTTATCAAAATTCCGACATTTCCGCAAGTAAATTGCGCCATTACTTGTGGCCCTTGGCGCATTTTGTTCAAATTTTACGCATTCTTTATCAAAATTCCGACATTTCCGCAAGTAAATTGCGCAATTACTTGCGGCCCTTTGCGCAATCTTTATCAATAGACCATTTTTCATATTTAATTAAATAATCTTTATAATCTATATCATATTTCATTAAATTATTTTCATACATTTTTATTTTTTCATCTGTTTCAAACCATTGTTTTAGTTTAATATCAATATTTATAAAATCTTCATTATTATTTTTTATACATTCATATAATTCTTTATTATGGTTTATAAACCATTCCTTATAAGTGTCTTCTCTTGTTAAATTGTTATATAATTCTAAATTTTGAGTATTGTTTTGATAAGGATAAGTAGGTTCATTTATTTCTTCTATCCATATTGGTTTTGGATTATTCATATAAAAATAATCTTCTACATATCCATGATAATATATTTTGTAATAACATTTAGAACATATATAATGATTACAATTAGGTAATTTAACGCCCCAATTAAATTCTAAACATACACAACATTCAATATTGTCTTCTTTTACCATACATTCAGTATATATTTTTGACATTGTATCAATTTCCATTTGTTCTATTATTTTTTCCAATTGTTCTATTTTATCAATATTATCCATATTTTATAATTTAATTTACAATATATATTTAAATTTTTATTATGAGTTATTATAATAAAAATATTTAAAAATTGTCTAATATATTGTCATAGTTAAATGAATAAAGAAGACAAAATTAAAGAATTAGAAGAAGAATTAGAAAAGACAAAACAAGAATTAATTGAAACCAAAGAGCATCTTAAAAAATATACTGCTCCAACAAGAAGTAAAAAATATTATGAAAATCACAAAGAAGAGGTAATACAAAAGGTAAAAGAACATAAGAAGAAAACAAATTATACCTATCTAGCAACTCCTGACCAAAAAAAAAGAATGGGCAAGAACCGCTTATTTAAATAAGAAGGAAAAAATAAAAAAAATGAATGAAACAAATATTTTAGAAAATATATAATTATTTGCGTCAAAAACTATATAAATATAATCTTTAGTAATAATATAGAATGAAAGGAAAGAAGAAAAAAATAAAGGATGAATTCAAAGAGTTTAGGAATAATGATAAATCCGCATATAAAACATTCAAAATACCACTTAAAACCATTCTTCAAAATCACAAGGTAGTTCAACCTGTTATAAATAATTTGGTTTTTGAAATGAATGATTTGGTAATTCATACTTATCAATTTATTCGTTTGTATGTTTTGAATTGTTATACGAAAAAACAACCCTTACCTGAATTAGACGAAACTTTTATATGCTATTGTATAAAATCATTGGGTTCAAGGGATAATAGAGGAAATAAATGTAAAGATACTGAACTTTTAGAAACATTGGGAAAATTTTATCAAGAAGAATACCAGCCTTTATTGAGCCACGAAAAAACCAATTTGAAAAATACATCATTTTTATTACCTTATTTAGCAACGCAAATCCATACTTCATTACATAATAATCTACAAGAACATTTTATTCAACATTTTTTGCGATTTATAAATAAAACCACAACTGACATAACCGAAGAAAAGGCAATACTATTTCAATTCAAGAAACAATTATTTGATTTATCAGAAACGGATGAAATGTTTAGTGAATGGAAAATTAATCATTTATCTAATATTTTGCCTACTGAAATTAAAAAGTCTATCCATTATGATGTGAAAGTTAGACCATTTGAATACTTGAAGGGAATGTTGTATATGAATTCTGTGTTAGAAAAAATGGAAAGTAAATTATTCCAACCCTTACCATTACGCAACAATATTATTCCAAAGCATATTATTATAGATACTGCGAGTTTAATCAATTTGTTTTGTCCTGAAAAGGATAAATATGGAAACAAAGTAAAAAAGGGTGAAATGTTGAGTAATGTAAAAGATAATCAACACGAAGTATGGAGTAATTTATTGGATATGAAGAATAAGATATTCAAAAATAAACATTATCAATTTCATAATCAAATACAAACAGATGGTATTTCGTGTTGTTTATTGTTTATTCGTAAAGATTTGAAAGATAAGAAATGGGGTTCAAGAGTTCCTGTTTTACAAGAACAAGATTTTTATAATATTGAAGATTTATCCAAAGAACAATTAGATACATTGAAGGAAAGGAATATTGTTGGTTGCGACCCTGGTAAGCGGTCGTTGGTTTATATGATGGATAAAAATGGGAAGAAACTACAATATACAGCACCGCAAAGAAAAAAGGAAAGTAAAGTGAAATGTAATGAACGAATATTATTGTTGGAAAGAAAACGGAATGGTATTATAGAAAAAGAAACCCAATTATCCTTACAAAATAGTAAATCTGTGGATTATAACAAGTTCAAAGTATATCTTGTAGAAAAGAATAAACTGAATAAAGAAACTACAGATTTTTACAAACGAGAAACATGGAGAAAAATGAAATTTAGACAATATAGTTATGGTAAGAAATCAATAGATACATTCCTGAATAAAATCAAAGAAACTTTTGGAGAAAACATCCTTATTGGATATGGAAATTGGAGTAGAAGCACACAAATGAAGCATTTTATGCCTACGATGAATAAAGGATTAAGGAAATTAATCCATAAAAAGTATGATACAATAACAATCAATGAATGTAACACAAGTAAGAAATGTTGTGATTGTAACAAAGACCTTGAATATTACAAGGATAAAGAAGGGAATAAAGTATTTAGGTTATTGAAGTGTTCTAACTGCGTGAGTTGCGAAAACAAAAAAATCGTATTTAGAACACGAGATGCTAATTCCTCAATAAACATAATGAAATTAACAAGTTGTTGGATAGAAAAACAAGAACGACCATTATGTTTTCAAATTTCGTCTTTCACCTGTTTCAATAAAAAGGAACAGGAAAAAGTAAGACCATCGTAGGTGAAATTCCTACTATTGATTTTATGCTTTTTTATTTTTAATGTCGTTAAAATCGGCGTTTGAAATGTAAAAAGGTGTAAATACTCATCTGTTATATAATTTGGAATAATATAATCTTCTCCCATTGAAGATATATAAAACTTTTTAAATGAACTATTAACTTTATATTTCTTCATATCACCTTTATATCTAACACAACCTTTACAAATACCAATATCCATTATATAAGGTCTATCATTATTTTTCAAGATTTCTATTTCTTTTTCTAATTCATGCGTTCTATTTTCTAATTCACGTGTTCTACTTTTTAAATCTCTTATAATTAATGTTTCTTTATATAATACTAAACTAAATTTATATGTTTTATTAAAATATAAAACCATTTTATCAAAATCTTTTACAAATATAACATTTTCCGCATTTAAATTATTATTAAATACATAAACTAAATTATCTAATGTTAATATATACTTATTTTTAATTTCTTCTTCTATTATATTTATATCTATATTACGACTATAAATATCATATGTTGTTTTATCAGTAAATTTTAAATATATTGAATCTTCGTTTATTTTAAATGAACATCTATAATTACCAATTTCAAACATTATATATATAACAAAGCGAAATTAATCAATCAATACTGTAAATCTCCTTATAATTAAAATGTATAGTATCAATCTTTACCAACATAATAATAAATACATCATCATCAATCTCATATGTTATATTCATAAAATTCTCAATTTCATCCATCTTTAACATATTCTTATTTTCTAAAACTATTGAAATTTGCTCTTTGTTCAAAACTGCTTTATTAATCTTATGAGTATATAAATCATGGGTTTTTGTATTAATACACTCATAATGAATATAATTTTCATTATCAATAATAATTAATTGATAATGACCAATATAGTAAATCATCTTATATATATATATATTATTATAAATAAAATCAATTATCCAGGATTACATTTTCCATCTTTGCCTCATTATATTTTTTTTGAGCTTCCATTATCAAATCTTTGATATAATTTATATATTGAATTGTTTTTATTTTCTAATTCTTTGTTTTCTTTTATTGTTTTATTTATATATAATCAATATCTTCTTGCGCATTTATCAAAGCAAATATTGCCCTATTATATTCATCGCTCATATAATGTATTATATTATAAATTATATATGACCCCTTTATCAAAGAGACCATATATAAAATAATTAAAATGGGGCGTCCTCACGTTCCAACAAATCTAGCCGCATCTGGATTCCTTCCAAATCAATATCAGGGCACACAATTGCCGCTCCCTCCTTCATACTAACGCCGGCTTTCTCGCATTCTTCCGCAACATAATGAATCGCACGCCTGAATCCATATAAAAGATAAAGGCGGGCGTGATAATGAGACAACCCATTCAAAATATGTTGAAAATATATCTCATCAATTTTGGCAATGCTTGTAATTCGCTCATTTTCAACATAACCAAATTTTACTTCTGGCTCAAATGGCGTTGGGTCAATCCCTGTTGTTGAAATATGAGACTGCATCATATCCATATATAACATCTTTATGCGAGTCATAAATTCCAAATATGCCTTATAATTTGCCAAATATTCAACAATACTGTTGTATATTTTAACATTCTTTTCAATGCTCACATCTAATGCGTCAATATCTGAATTATAATAATAACAACTTCGTTCTAGTTCGCCAATCTTTTTTTTAATCAATTCAAGCAAAATCTTATACATATCCAAAATCAACATTGGCAAAAAACCCAACCCGGGCAACTGCTCTTGACTAATATAAAAGAGCAACTTTTTCAATGCCGTTTTAATTTTGTATCCATGACGGTCCAATGGAATCCTTTCTGGCAAATATGGCTTAATATCTTGAATTGAAAGCTTCAAATAAGTCAAATCTGTTGCGCGTTGAACTCCCGCAGACATTCTTTTGTTGGGCTTGTGTGTTGTATTAGTTATTATATATTTAATTAAATTAATATTAAACAATTTAAAAATCAATTTTGGCACCTTTGGCACCTTTGGCGCCTATATACAAAGTAATAAATCGCGCCTTTATACAAAGATAGGTTAGGTCCCCTATCTACCACGTCGCATTAGTGCGACGTGGATTATGTTTTTCCCTCTCAGGTTGCTTACAGAAGCCTTGGGTCCGAATAGGAACACCCAAGAGCCTCAGCGAGCTTCCAACGAGCCTCTTGATAGGCTGCAATTGCCTGACTGGCCGCCGTTTCAATTTTGTTCTCAACAGTCTCATCCCTGGCAGAACTACTCTTCCGAGCGTGCATTTCAGCACGAGCAATGACTGCTTCGTTCATGCAGGTTTTGAGGTCTTTGAGCTTATCGAACAACGACTGAACCTCAGACATATCTGCTCGGAGGCCGGGAGTTTTTGTATTCTATCAATATAAACAAAATAATGATAATAAGGAAAAAAAAAATCAATTTTCACAATAATATATACAAAGTAATAAGTCACGCCTTTATACAAAGAGAGAGCCGTGGGTAGACCCAGGAAGGAACGCCTCCAACTCAGCGATTGTGGCCCGGATTTCGTTTTCCAGGCAAGAAAAGCGCTCACACTCTTCATCGCTGGCCATCAAACCCTTGTCTTGAATTGCCCGCTTCTCGCTTTCTTTCTTGGCCCATGCCTTCTTCAAGGCACGGAAATACGGCGTGCGCCTCATCTGCTTCACGTGCTTGGAAAGCTTCTTGCGCGCCTCGTTGATAGCGGCCGCAACAACATCAAGCTGCGCTCCAATGGGAGCACGCCCTTCATCATCTTTGGTTTCCCACAGACGAATAAGGTTGCGCCAAACATCAAGAAGACCTTCACACTCTCCGAAAAGCCTTCCATACCCACGGAGCAACGCCTGCGCAATCTCCTCGGGGGTAGGCTTCTCGGCATAAGCGGGGTCGTGAGACATTGTAGTCTATTTTGAGTATGTAATTCTCTATTAATTATTAATATATGATAATAAGGAAAATTAAAATCAATTTTAAAGAAAATTGATTTTATATATAATATTATATATATATATATTATGCTAATGGTTTATTAGTTGAATCTTGTTCTAAAAGAAATCTAAAAGCTAAATTTATGTAGAATCTTCCAATATATGTTCATTTTTTATTTTATTAAATTTATTTATTATTTTATTCTCATTAAATTCTGCTTCTTTATATGAATAAATAATTTTTAATTCCTTTGGCGCTTTGGGCATTTGTGGCGATTGTGGCATTTGGGGTGTCACGGGAATTTCTTCAATTGTTGGGGGCGCCTCGGATTCAATTAAAGGAGACGTTATTTGCTCTTGTGACGCCACTGGCGCCACATTTGCTAATATTTCCATACTATCAATTGTTCTATTAATTGTATTAATCTCATTTAATAAAAACTCTTTGAACTTAATCAAATATTCCATTGATTTTTTACTATAATCAATAATATTATACATATGATTCTCATTATTTGGAATATATAAAATATCTCTATTCAATAAAATATATTTTAATTTTGAATTTTTATTTAATGTATTATGTAATAATAAATCAAATAATGTTAGCATATGATTATTTTTACCTAACTTTAATACATCCAAAGAATTAATCATTTGTATTATATCTTTATTATAATAAACATAAATACATATATTAGTTTTTTTTATATTTAATGTATTTACAAATTTAATTTTAAAACTATCATTAGCAAATAAAAAATAACGTTCATCCTCATTGTTCTTTATTTTATATTTTTTATCATTCAAATAAACATTACATTTTAAATTAAATGCGAATTCTATTAATGACGGCTCTTCAATATTTATTAAAATAAATTTCTCTTTAAAATTCATCTTTGTTTTACCTATTACATTATATTGTATATTCTCAAACATATATAAATATATATAAATTATATATTACTTGCTTTATTTATCCAAATATTTTTTTCTTCTTGTGATAAATTCTTCCAATTTTGAGATATATATTTCATTATTGATATATTCTTGGGCTTTTCTTCCTCTGGAAGCCCCAAGCTATTTTGGGTTTTTAATTTATTATTCATTTCTTTATAATATAAATTATAACCTGTTAATTTACGTGGTTTTTTTACACTTTTTGGCACTGTTTTTTTCAATTTATCCGCCTCATCAATATAAACTTGTTTCTCTTCATTACCTAAATTTTGCCATAATTTTGCGCATATTTTAAATTTCTCATTTTGTAATTTTTTACTTTGTTCCGTTGTTTCATCTAAATCAATGTCTTTATATTGTTTTTTAATAAATAAATTATATGCCGACTCACTACGTTTTGAATTATTTATATTCTTAAATTTCTTAAATTTTAATATCAATATATTCTTAATATCTTTTAATAAAACATCATCCTCAATCTTATATTTATTATTTATTTGAAGAAACGTTTTATTAATCAATCTCTCTAAATCTTCAGTATTCAATATTTTCATATATTAAAAATTGAATATTATATATTATATATTATATATATTATATATTATATATTATATATTATATATAAATGAATCTAATAGATAATAAAAACAACATAACAATTGGAACCAAAGATTTAATTGAAATATTTAATAGATATAATATAAATATTTCAATAAATAATTTAGAAATATATCAAAAGGCATTTATTCATAGAAGTTTTTTAGTAAATAAAAAACAACAAAAAACTAATTCAAGTCCATTAGATTCTTTTAATGAATCTAATGAACGTTATGAATTATTAGGTGATTGTATTTTAGGTTGTATTGTTGGAACTTATCTATTTACTCGTTTTGGTGATAAAAATGAAGGCGACCTTACTAAATTAAAAATTAAAATTATTAAAAGTAGCACATTGGGATATCTTAGCACAAAAATGAATTTAGGCAAATTTTTAATTATATCTAATCCTGTTGAAGTTGAAAATGGTAGAGAAAATATGCGCATATTAGAAGACTTATTTGAATCATTTATTGGCGCAATTTATCTTGATAATAGAAACAATGAAATTGATTCCGATTGGTTCAATAATATTAAAATAATTAAATCTATTGAAAATGAATTAATTGATATTGAAACTAAATTAAAAAATTCGTTCTATGTTGAATTACTAAATACATATATTGATAAAAATAAATTATATAGAGATTATATCAATATTATATTAAATGATAAATCCAATGGATTCTATATTTGCCAAAAATTTATTATTAATATTATTGAAACCGAATTAGATATATTACAATTATTACAAATTAATGATAATTATAAAGACCAATTACAACAATATTTCCTTAAAAATTATAAAAATATATTCCCAAAGTGGGAAGTTTTAAATATTGACGGGCCAACTTATAATCGCATTTATACTATCGGAATTAAAGACGACAAAGGCATATTTATCGGAATCGGTAAATCAAAGAAAAAAATAGACGCAGAACAATTGGCCTCAAAAGAAGCACTTAAATATTTGGGATTTGAAATTATTTAGGTCTCTTAATAATGTTGCTTTGTAAATACAAAGTTTTTTGGGCCTTCCTGAGCCTTCTTGCGCCTTCTTGGGCCTTCTTGGGCCTTCTTAGGCCTTCCTACAAGGGCACTTTCTTCCAAGCCCGCATTCAAGTGCCATCAACCATAACTTGGTTGCCCTCATCATCAAGGGTCCAAGGCTGCAACGGAGGTGGTTCTTGAAGAAATTGGCCGCCCACATGCCCTGCCGTTTGGCGGCAAACAATCTCTGGGCACGGCGGAAAAGAGCCCACTGGGCGAATATAACCGGCAAAACAGCGCTTCAACTTTTGGGGTTTGAGCTCGCTCAAATCACAAGGTTTGAGCTCGCGCAAATCACAAGGTTTGAGCTCGCTCAAATCACAAGGTTTGGAACTCATCTTTGTGTGGTGAGCTGGATAAAGTTGTTGTATATACTATATATAATATTTAAATTAAGGATTTAAAAAATCAATTTATGCCATTTATATATACAAAGTAAAATTTATAGACTTCAATACTCAAAAATATACATAATGAGCCTCACTTGGTAATCTTCGTTCCCAATGTCGCAAGCGGCTTTTAGCCCAATTTGTAAAGCCGCAAAATGTTCTGGCGCAAAACTCTCGTTAATCTTTGGAACAATCGCCTTCATTTCATCAATTGAGAGCGGCCCCTGCTTCTCACAATACGCCTTAATGAAACTGTCAATGAATGCCTTTTGTTCGTCATTCTTAATGAATCCACAAGTAGAACGCGTGAGCAAGTCATCGCACTCAAGAAGCAGCCACTCAGGAAGCGGCATTTTCTCTGCCAACTCCTCTTCCGTAAAATGTGGGAAATGTGGGTTCAAAATAGGCTTCGGTTCGCCAAGAATGCCGCGATATTTTGCGGCCTCCTCGTCACTAATCTGTTGGAACAATGGTCCGTCTTTCAACAAGGATTGAAATACCTTGAAGGCAGGAATAAAGTCGCCATTCTCGTATAATTTCGTAAATAAACGGAACAATGTTGCCCACAAACACTCTTTCTTTGAAGGCGGCACGACTGAGGGAAACATTGACATTGTTGTGAGAGTGTGGGGGCGCTTCGGGTTGTAATTTGTGCCTTAAATATAATAAATAAAATAAAGATTTAAAAAATCAATTATATACAAAAATTATATACAAAGTAAAAATAATTAAGAATACTTTGAACATTCTCATCCTGAATCTTTATGGGAATATCTGACGTGAATATCAATGTTTTTGTATATAATAATATTGAATCTGGCATATTGTAATTAATTGATATTTTTCCATTTTGTAGAAAAGTTGAACCACAAATTTTGTAATTTTCTTCATAATTAAATTCAATTCGTTTTGCCAAAAAAATATAAAACATCTCATTTAAATGAGGGAAATAAATGTAAAAAAATTGGGTTTCTATGTAGTTTGCTATACGAGATATTATAAATAACTTAACAGGAATACTTTCTTCATTTTGACGCCAACAATAAAAAAATCAATTATATACAAAGTAAAAATAATTAAGAATACTTTGAACATTCTCATCCTGAATCTTTATGGGAATAATAGACGTGAATTTCAATGTTGTATATAACATTGAGGTCGGCATATGGAACTTAATGGATATTATTCCATTTTGTAGAAATGTTGAACCATAAAATATGTGATATTCATTATTAGATTCATATTCAATTCGTATTTCTCGAAAAATAAAAAACATCTCATTTAAATGAGGGAAAAAAATATAAAAAAAATGTGTTCCAATGTAGCCGGTTTCAAGATATATTACTAATAACTTAACAGGAATCCTTTCTTCGGTTTGACGCCACCAATTTAGATTCAATGGGTTATATGTAAGTTCAGGTTCAGGTTCAGGTTCAGGTTCAGGTATCTCTTCGGAAATCTTCATATATAATGCCTTGAAAGCGGTCACGTGTGGGGGTTCCATCGCAATTGTGCTATATTCCACATATATAAAATAAAAGTTATATTAAACAATAAAAAAATCAATTCTACACAAAGCAAAGCAAAACATATTAATAATACTTTGAACATTCTCTTTCTTAACCATCCTTGGAATAACATTCACAATTCTCACTGTGTGCATCCCTACCATTTCAGACCCAGGAACTTTATATTCATATGTAATTTGTCCATTATCTAAAAAGGTTGAACAACAAAATCCAAAATAACTATTATCAGACCTAATTATGCCATCATTATATTTATGAGTATAAAAACTAAAAAACATCTCATTTAAATGAGGAATATAAATATAATATTTATATGTAATTTGTAATAGTTCATATTGAAATATTATGTATAACTTAATAGGAATACTTTTCTTATGTGTGCGCCAAGAATTCAAATTCAATGGGTCAAATTTACGTTTTGGTTCAGGTTTAGGTTCATATTCAGGAGCAAAAATATCTTTGAGAGCTGGAATTTTCTTTTGTATTTTCTCAAATTCTTTCTTGAAAGCTGTCACGTGTGGGGGTTCTTCGGGAATCGGAAAATAAGACTCATCATCGTCGGCAAGACCTACCGAAAACTTGGGGGCGTCATCAAAACTCGCGTCTTCCATTTTCAACTTGGTTATATTAATATATTAACATATAATAAATATTAAGCAATAAAAAAATCAATTATTACTTTTGTTGTTGCTTATATAAATTACGCTTATTACATAACTCATAATGTTTTTTATCTTTTTTTTCAAGTAAAATATCAATTGAATTATACATATTTGATATTCTAACTATATCACTCTGTTTTTTTATTTGTTCATTTAATAATTCTATTTCATTAATTAAGATATATAATTCCTCATATAATTTAACTATTTGCGCAATTAAATTATACATTATATTTTTCTTTGTTCCAACAACTGGCGCCCAAGGATTTAATTCATTTTTCTCATATATTATTAATGCTTTATTATATGTAATAAACCCATCAATCTCTAATTCATCTTTTGCTTTTTTAATTTCCATTTTAAGGGGGCGGGGCTTCTTATTATATAATATATATTATTAATATGAAAATCAATTTATGATATATTATATATTATATATTATATAATCTCAAAGTAAAATCAAAAGTTACTCGGGCAAATTAAAAACTGCTCGGGCAAATTAAAAACTGCTCGGGCAAATTAAAAACTGCTCGGGCAAATTAAAAACTGCTCGGGCACTCGCCAACCCAATTGATTGAGGGAAAATAAGTTGGCTCTTGTGGCAAGTCTAATGATAAATTCTTTTTATTAATTTTTATGTTGTTCTCTGCTCCGGGAAGACTTTTAATAGCTTTGTGGCGCTGCAATGAAACATTCTTGAAATGTGTGGCGTTCTTGGATTCGGGCATCTTGTGGCAAGTATAATTAAAAAATTAAAAGCAAACTCATAATAAGAAATAATAAAATCAATTTATGATATAACAAAGTAAATAAAATACACACAAGTGCCTACATACGCTCCCCCAAAAACCCGGGAGTGTTGTTCAAGGGCCACAATGGGTTGGCCCTTAGGTCGTCCCTACGCAAGGGGTTGTTGAGGGCATACAAACGCAGCTCAACAATGTCAGGCTCAACGGCGGCAGGCTCAACGGCGGCGGCAGGCTCAACCTCGTCAGGCTCAACAGCGGCAGGCCCAACCGCGGCGGCCGGGTTAATCGGCATTATGACTCGTTTGGTTAACTAATATATATATATACAACAAAGAGCACATAAGAATTAATAAAATCAATTTTTATCTAAAAATAATATATAATATAATATATACATACATATGGATATTAAACAACATTCAAAAGAATGGGAAAAGAATAAAATAAAATATATTGGTGCCAATGATTGTGCTTGTTTATTAAATGTTGGATTTATAAAAAAATCCGATTTAATTGAGCAAAAAATTAAACAAATACGCCCAGAATTTAATGAAAAAAAAATGATATTAATTAATAGAGGTTTAGAGTTTGAACCCTTTGTTAAACAAGAATATGAAAAACGTAATAATATTATTATTAAAGAATGCGGCCAACGGTTTCATAAAACATATAAATTTCTTACAGCAACTCCCGACGGTTTTATTGAATCAACAAATACTTTAATTGAATTCAAAATTAAACAAAATATTAATGAATCAATTGATTTTAAATACTTTGTTCAATGCCAAATTCAAATGGAGGTTTTTGATATTGATAATTGTATATTATGTGAAAATATAATTAATACGGAGAATGCCCCAAAAATTATTAAACATAAAGAAACATTAATTAAAAGAGATAAACAATGGTTTAATAACATAATTAATGAAATTAAAGATATATATGAATATATTGAAGAGCAAAGGGCGGTTTTAAATAAAAATAAAAATAAAAAAAGAAAAATTCAGGCGCCAATGCAAGAAACCCCGCCCTTGTTGCTTTCAAGCCATAATTTATACAATTACATTAATAATGATAAACTAGTTGATTGGTTTGAATTATATCATCAAGATAAAAAACAAAATAATTTATTTTTAAATTTCATTGGAGATAAAACAAAACAATTTAGAAATAAATTTACAACATTATTAAAAGATAAATTACAAGATAATGAATTATATATTGATATTAATAGAAAATATGTTCCAGATTATTTAATGGATATAAATATTCAAATTGCTGATAATTTAGAATTAATTGAAGATACTAAAAAAGCAATGGCAGACAATATACCTATTATATTTAATGGAGTATTATCAGATAATTCATCGCCGGATATTTTAAAATATTATAAATATAATGTATTAATCAAAGTTAAATATTTAAATTATTTATTTAAAATACCAGACGAATTTACTAATAAAGAACAAAATGCTTACATTAATATTCAAATATATTATGCCAAATTAGATTTAACAAATGATAAATTACATTTAATAAGAAATCCAAAACAAACAAGATATATATTAAATTCATTATTTGCTAATGATATCCTCAACAAAAATCAAACACAAAAAATATCAAATGGATTAATTATTGGTAGAAAATCAGTTTATAAATCAAAAGTTAAATTATCTTGCTTTGATAGAATCGCATTTGTTAATTATGATAAAAAAGATATAATATATAAGAAAATTAATGAAGCAATAAAGTGGCATATATTAATTAGAACAGAAGAAGCCGCTGATTGGACTATACAAACTATACCTCATTCTTATTTACCAAATATGAATGTTAATAATGACCAATGGGCTGATTTTAAAAACCAAATTGCGCAAGAAAGGCGCGAATTAACATTAATTAATGGATTGAGTATTAATACACGGGATAAATTACATAGCCAAGGTATTTATACAATTGAAGATTATTTTAAACCGGAATTTAATCTATATAAAGATTATGATATTAATATTCATTTAAAAGAAGATTTTATTCAATTAAATAAAAATTCTTCGGAATGTATATATCTTGATTTTGAATATTTAAATGATTTAAATGACGATTTAAATAATTATCCATATACTAATGACGATTCTATTATATATTTAATCGGTATTTATTATAAAAAAAAATATTTAAATTTTTGTGATTTAAATGAAGAAAAACAGATATTTGAACAATTCTTGCGCTTTCTTAAAACAAATAATATTAAAACTATATTTTATTGGGGCTCCTTTGAATTTGTTAATATGTATAAATTAATTGACAAATATCATTTAACTTATGGGAAAATATTAATTGATAGTATAAATAAGATAGACGTATGTAAATATTTTAAATCACAAATATCCATTTATAAATTAATTACCAATTATAATATATATAATTATGGAATAAAAGATATAGCACGTGGATTATATAACAAAGGAATTATTAAACATATTTGGCCAGATAATATGACAGGCGGCGATTCAATGGTTGAATTATGGAATAATCTTGATAATATTGGACGTATTATTGAATACAATAAAAATGATTGTATCATATTACATTCAATTATATTTAATTTTTTAATTGCCTGAGAGGGCCCGTGGAATTTTAAAATTGAAATTATATATAATATATAATATATAATATATATTATATATGAAACTAAATTTTTCAAATGATTCAATTAATATAACAAAAAATTTAACAGATAAAGAAATTAAAGATAATGGAATATACTTTACACCACAAAGTATTATAAAAAAAACATATGATATTTTATTACAATATATTGATTTAACAGACAAAAATATATTAGAACCAAGCTGTGGTTCAATGGAATTTATCAATTATTTATTAAATAATAATATAAAATATAAAAATATAACTTGTATTGAAAATAATATTAAAATATATAATGTTATTAAAACAAAATCAACTGATACTATTAAAATTTTTAATAATGATTTCTTAAATGCGCCTTCTGGCGCATTTACGGCCGGAGGCAAATGGGATTTAATTATAGGGAATCCTCCATATGTTATTATTAATAAAAAACAATTAAATAATTATAAATCATTTAATAAACAGAAATATTTTGAAGGTAGGCCAAATTTATTTATATTATTTATAATTAAATCATTAGAATTATTAGAAGTTAATGGTATATTATGTTTTATTTTACCAATTAGTTTTATGAATTGTTTATATTATAATATTTTACGTAATCATATTTATAATAATTATACAATTATTGATATAATTATATGTAATAATGATATATTTTTAAATACAAAACAAGATACATTTATATTTATTATTAAAAATACCAAAGACTTATCTAATATAAATGATAATTTTATATTAAATATAAATAATTGTATATCATTTAATACAAAGGATAATATTGTTAAATTAAATAATATTTTAAATAATAAATATGATACTTTATATAATTTAAAATGTAATTTATCAATAGGAACAGTTGTATGGAATCAAGTTAAAAATATATTAACAGATAATAATGAGAATACAAGATTAATTTATAATAGTGACATTATAGATAATAAATTATCAATTGTTAATTATAAAAATAAAGAAAAAAAAAATTATATTATTAAAAAAGGCACCAAAGATAAAATAATAGTTTTAAATAGAGGTTACGGAACCGGCAAATATAAACTCAATTATTGTTTAATAAATGTTGATTTTGAATATTTAATTGAAAATCATTTAATTTGTATTAAATGCCCAAATGATTCATTATTTGATATTATAATTGCGTCATTTGATAATCCAAAAACAAATGAATTTATTGATATTTATTTTGGAAATGCGGCAATAAATATTGCCGAATTGAATCATATTATACCAATATTTATTTAATCCTTATAAATTTAATTTGAAAAGCCGGATTTAATATTCCATAATGATTTTTCCATCTCAATAAAAATTCTATCTTTGTTGTTTTATTATTAGTATCAAAACATATAGTATTATACATATTATTTTTATTTTTTTTTAATATATATGTTTTTTTTAAAGTCAATTCCTCTTTTGTAATAAAATCATACTTAAAATCATTTTTATCCCATAACATATAATGTTTATCTGCCAATGAATTTAATTTTTTATTTATCATATCCATATCATTTATAATAATATTGATTTTATCAATTAAAAAATTATGTATTGATTTATCAATAATTTGCTTCTTTTCATTAATGAATAATTTTTCATTTGTATATATATATTTAAACCATTTATTTGAATTATAATTAATTGTCAAAATTATATAATCATTTCTATTTATATTATCAATATTATATAATTTTGACAATGATTCTATATATTCAGCATAATCAACATTAAAATAAATCTTTTTTGATTGTAAAGATAAAATTTGTGGGTATGTTGAAATACTTTTAAAATTATGTTTAAATTCAATATTCTTATTTTGTATCTCATTATTAATATCTTTATATATAATCTCAAAATCATAATTATATTTTCTACCTCCTTTGTATTCCACTTTCATTGTTTTTATATTCTCCGGTAATATATAGTGTATTAAATATGTTTGAAGTTTTGTATTAATATTTGACCATATTTGACTATATTTATAAAAATCAGTATTTAATTTATTATTTAATATAATATATATTAACAATTCCCTTTTTAAATTATATTTATAATTATCTGATTTAATATTTGATTCAAAAAACACATTTATTGATTTATAATCTATTATATATGTTTTCCTTTTTATTACAATTGTATCTTTTAAATTATGAATATTAAATAGATATTTTTTTATATATTTTGTTATTGTATTATTCATTTGTGGCTATGGCTATGGCGAGCAAATTATATATATATATTATATATTATATAATTCAATTCTAGCCATAACCACAAATGAATAATTCAATAACTGATTTATTTAAAGATTATGATATTTTATCTTTGGGTTATAATTGTAATTTTAAATATTTTTTCACAAAAATATTAGGTCAAAGCACAGAAACACACTTTTTTGATTATATTGGCTCTTCAATGTGGGCCATTGTTAAATTATTTGAAACAGATTTTGAAGATTTATTAAATCCAGAATATTATAAAAATATTAAAATTATTCATAATATTTGTTATTTTTATTTAACACATACTAAATATTATTTACGATTTATACACGATTTGCGTCATATAAAAGAATTTCCTATGTTCAAAGATAAATATGAACGTCGTAAAAACAGATTATATGAAAAATTAACAAATAATCAACAATTATTGCTTTTTAGATTTGAAGAACCAATTATTAATCGTGTTGAACATTCTGAATATTCATTGTATTTTAAAACCACTGAATTAGAATATCTCGGGCAATTAATTACTCTTATGAAAAATAAATTCAATATTAATAATATTAAAATTATATTTTTTAGTAATTCCGAATCAACAGGATATTATAATAATATAATTGTTATTAATATTAATCAATATAATAATATTGTTTGTAAAAAAACTCATATTGCCACCATTATAAATGAACATTATGATTTTATTAAAAATCATTTATAAGTTGGCCCTTTCTTTTTATTGTTTTTATACAACAAGTTTCAACCAATAAACCATTAGCATAAATACCAAAATTTATATTAATATCATTTGTATCTAATGCTAAATGATAAATATTAAATATGCCCTCATTCGTCCAAGGTTGCGCCTCATTATCAACACAAGCAATTAATCTATATTTATTATCTGTTACAAATATTCTACCCATTATTTTTATTAATTCTTCCCTTTGTTCGTCCGTTATATAATCCGTTAATCTTGAATGATAACCCGTTAAAATTAAATCTTCTGTTAAATTATTTATATATGGGGCTTCGGATTTAGCTTTATATATATATAATCTATTTGGTATTCTTTCATTATTACTTGGATTATTAATTGTTGATTTATATAAATGTGCTATTTTTTTATAACCATTTCTCAATGTTTTTACTAATATTGTTTTATCTAATTTCTCAATTTCAATATATTGTTCTATTTTATTTTTTAAACAAAGAATCTTTGACCCTTCTAAAAAACATATTTCTGGCGCCGCGGGCGTAAATAAAAAATTGGATAAAGTTGTTGTTGAACTAAATGGCATTTCAACAGCAATGCTTAATGTATCCCCAATATTAAGATTAATTGAATAAGATTGTGATATATTTAATGGGCCACTATTACGTCCAATTATTGTTACATTATTAATAAATAAAAAAAAAGTAAATGCACCCGTTTGAGAACTTATAATATTAAAATCAAATGATATTGTTCCTGTTGCGTGTATAACACGTTCCATAGCAATACTAGTGCCGGGATTAGCAGGAGTTACTAATCTTACAGAGGAACCGTCTAAATTGGCATTAAAACTGCCGCCATTTTCATATCTGGTCCAATTAATAAATTGATAATAATCTGTAAAATCAACAATAGACATTAATTAATTATATAATATATATATATTATTTATTTTTATATGTATTAAATACTTTGTCCCATAATTTAAACCTTTTAGAATAATTACAATTATTTAAAGTATGATGTAAGTCGTGGTCTTCCGGTTTTAATTCAATATTAAATATTTTAGGTAACCATATACATTGTGGAAATGATGTGGCGTTTAATATTTTACCACAATGCCCACTTAGTTCTATAAAATATTTATATATTAATAATAAATTTAATTGGAACAAAGATGGGCTGGGACTTAGGAAGGGGCTTAGGCTTGGACATATATATATAAGAGTGCCAAATGCTATTAAATGTGGTATTGAATTAGTAATTAATAAATCAACAGGATGATGATAATGTGTTGTTTTAGTGCTACAATATACATATTTATGATGTATTTTATGAACATATTTATACAATAATGGTATTTTATGAAGCATTCTATGTGTTAAATAATGCCCCAAATCAAATATTAATTCATAAATAAATGAAATAGGAATAAACATTATTAAATCATTAATTATATTGCTTTCTTTAAAATTATATATATTAATTGTTGTAATATATGTTAATGATTCAACAATTGTGCCCAATAATAAATATTTATAATATTCAATATTATCATATTTAATTATATTTCTATCAATATTATCTTTGTTATGTATATTTGGTTTATTATATACCGAATAAAATAAGCCACGTTCCATAATTATATCTTTTAATAATAATATAACATAAATAATAACATAATTGTTATCTATTAATAATATATATTGTAAGTAAGATATTAATATTAATATACTATTCATAAAGATAAAAGTAATAATTGATTTTTTACTTAACATATATAATATATAATATAGAAATAAGGAATATATTGTGCCATTATGATTAATGAAATTAACAAATTATCTAAATCAACTTTATCAAAAGTAGAAATATTGGCGTTAAATGATAAAGAAAAATGTTTATATCATATAACATATCGCGGTTATTTTAAAGAATTGCGAAAATTAATTGAATCCCCGGAAACCCAAGAATTAATTAGACCACATATTCCAAAATTATCATTGATAGTTGCTCATACAGGTAATACACAAATATTAAAATATTTAATAAAAAATAATTTATTAGATGTAGATATTAAAACAGAAGATGGCAGTAACTGTTTTATATTGGGGATATACAAAAATAGCGGATTATTTAATAAGTATTGGTTTTGATATGTATTTTAAATCCC